ATATGTTAATTAATTTAGAAAATTCAGTTTATGATATGGTTAGTGGTATGAATATACCGCATGATGCTAGTTTTAAATTCACTAAAAAGGCTAATGTTAACTATGATGAAAGTAAAAAATGTCCGCGTTGGGAGCAATTCTTACTAGAAATTTTTGAAGGCGATACAGAGCTTATTAAGTGGATACAAAAAGCGTTAGGTTACTCACTTACAGGACTGACAACAGAACAGGTAATTTTTATCTTGAACGGTAATGGTAAAAACGGAAAGTCTGTGTTTATGGATGTGGTAAGTCACATATTTGGAGATTATAGAGCTAATATTCAACCAGATTCACTTATGGTTAGACAAAGTCAAGGTGCTAATAGTGATATAGCACGGCTTAAAGATGCTAGATTTGTAACTACAGTTGAGAGTAATGATGGTATGAGGTTTAACGAAGGTTTAGTTAAGCAGTTAACCAGCGGAGACACAGTTACAGCTAGATTCTTACATGCTAATGAATTTGAGTTTACACCTAAATTTAAGTTGTGGATGGCAACCAACCACCGCCCTATAATTCGAGGGACTGATAAGGGTATTTGGAGACGTATTCGTTTAATTCCGTTTACTAGAGAATTTACAGATGAAGAAGTTGATCCAGATTTAACATCAAAACTTTTAGCTGAGAGTGATGGAATATTACAATGGATGCTTAAAGGTTTGGAGTTATGGCAAAAAGAACGCCTGGGAATATGCGAGAAAATTCTTATGGCAAATAAAGAATACAGACAGGAAATGGACGTTGTAAGTACATTCCTTGATGAATGTGTTAGTAATAATTTAGGTAAAGAAGTCAAGGCAGCTGAATTATATCAACACTATAAAAATTACTGTGCTCAGAACGGATTTTTTATCCTAACCTCAACTAAATTTGGGAGAGAGATGGATAATAAGGGATATATTAAGGTTCGTAAGCGTTCTGGACAGTTTTATCAAGACATAAGTATGAGGTTTTAAAAGAAGTGTGTATAGTGTGTATAGTTTAATAGTATTTCTATATTATTTACATATAGAAAAATATAAAAAAGTATATATAAAAAATATAGAAAACGGTGAAAACTATACACACTATACACACATTAAAAAATAGAGGTGATATTTTGAAAGAAACAGACATTCAAAACACTATTAGAAATGGGATTAATGATATTGCAGTTATTTTTAGAATTAATGTTGGTAGCTTTAAAGTAGGAGATAGAATTATTTCTACAGGAGTACCAAATGGCTTTCCAGATTTATTTGGATTTAGAAGAACAGACGGGAAAGCAATTTTCTTAGAGGTTAAAACTCCAAAAGGGAAACTTAGAAAAGAACAAGAAGTTTTTAAAGAAGCATTATCAAAACAGAATGTAATATATGGTGTTGCTAGAAGTTTAGAAGAAGCGAGAGAAATAATTTTACGTACTTAAAATTCAGAAGTATTTAAACCGCTTCTGAGCGTTTTAAGATTAAAAATGAGTAATTATACCAAAAATGATTTTAAAACGATTATAAGGGTAAAATTTTAGCGATTTGAGGTGTTTTATGATGAAAGGTATAAAAAGAATTGTAAACATAGAAGAAAATATTAGTTTGGTATTGACAAGAGTTATTAATGATTTTTTTGATAAAAATTTAAAATCGTATGAAGAAGAATATTTAAAAGATAATGAATATGTAATTGATGTGAAGTTTGAAAAAGGAGTAGCAGTAGTTGAACCTGGATATCAAACATTATACACAGCTTTTATTCTTATCGGTGAAAAAAATGACTAACTTACAAAAGATAATGGATAAGAAAAACATAACTGATCATGAATTAAGTGAAAAATCTGGAGTACATTTCAATACTATTAAATTAATAAGGACTGGAGTATTTAAACAACCACGATTTTCAACGTTACGAAAATTAGCTAAAGCGTTGGGATGTACAGCAAGCGAAATAGGAGATAAAAATGTTAAAAAAGACATGGGATAACATAGAAATTATACTAATCACATTATCAATGTTGCTAGCAATGTTTACAGCAGGATTGATATTAGGAGTTTATGTGTCAAGCAACACGATTGAGGAACTTTCTAACGATAATATAGTTAAAGAAAGGACTATCCAGGAACAAAAGGAACGTATAAGACAATTACAATTACTTAAACAATATAAGGAGATTTACAATGCTTAGATATGTGTTTGAATGGTTTGGAATCATACTGTTGTTTGGTTTCATAATGATAATGTGTAATACTAAACTTACTGAAGAGGATGTATATATAATAACATTTGTGTGGGCGATATGTAGGATTTGTCTTACGTTTGAGAATAAGAGGTAAGGATATATATTGATTATGTTTTGGGAAAAAGAGAAAGAAAAAAGAATAAGAATTAAAGTAACTGGAATTAAAAGAATAGTGAAAATCGAAGAAAATAAAGATGAGAAACTAGAAGATTTAATCAATGATTTTATCATGAGTTTAGAGTTTTCAGAGTATGTTTTAGATATCAAGGTTATAGAAAATAAAAGATTTGAAGAAACAGGAATTTATTATTCAAAAGAAGGGACCTGGAAAAGAGAAGAAATATATTATGCAGCATATATATGTGTAGGAGGAAAAATCTATGTTTAAAGATAATTATATTAAGAAAAAGGTAGCAAGCACTAATATATTTAAAAAGGAGATATTTGGATAATGATAGGAGATATATATTTATTCATAAAACAAACATTTTGCATACATGAATACGTGTATAAAGAAATAGGTATGCATTGTTTTGAAGAGTGCAAGAAATGTGGAAGAGTTAAATTATAGGAGGATAATAATGAGAGAAACAAAAATAATGCATTTTGATTTTTATGTTGGGGAAGGTACACATGATTTTGAAGCTGAACTAAGGAAAAAAATTGAAATTAGAGAGTTGAATGGTTGGGAAGTAGATGAAGTTAAAATTATACCTAACAAAAAACGTGAAGATTGGTACGATATATTTTTAATACTTAAAAGGGGATAAATAATGAATTTTAGAGAAATAAAAGAAGCTAATAAATTAATTGATGAAATAAAAAAATTGGATAGTTTTACAATAGACATTCAAAATCCTGCGAGAACGTTAAAGGTATGCACGCCCTTTGACGAAGTAACAATAAAGAAAGAACACAGATTTAAAGTTATACAAGTGCTATTAGGAATGAGAGGCGAATTGGCGGAAGAATTAGAAAAGTTAGGTGTAGTGGAGGAGTACGATGATTAAAAGAGATAGATTTAAACATTTGACTAATAGACAAAAATCGGCTTGTTATTTCATTATGAAAACATTAGATGTTTATTTGAAAGAAAATGAGACTCCAGAAGAATTTTTAAATAAATATTTAGTTAAGGCTAAAATAAAAGCTGGTTGGAGTGATTCTTATAGAAAAGCAAATAGGTATTTAGCACCATTACTTCCGTTAGAAGATATTAATAAATATGGTGTATGGATCGAAAAAGATTTTGAGTTAGATTTAATGGAACACAGGTACGAGTATTAGGAGGTATAAAAATGGCATTAGAAAATATGTATAAATTAAAAGAGTTATTGCTTTATAAAAAAATTAAAAAAGCTAGTGATAACACGTTAGAATTGACTGACGGAACAAAGATTGAATTTTATTTATCTGATTATGATTGCTGTGCAGGTGCATATGGTGAATGGATATTATCAGATAATTTTGAAGGTTGCATAACAGATGTAACGTATAAGCATAGTAAAACAGGTGATTATGGTTACGTTGAAGAAAGATTAAAACTAACTATTTTTCATAATCAAAATATAATAGCACAAGCAAACTGTTATGGAAATAATGGGAATGAGGGATATTATTTCTCTGTTTTATCAGTAGAGGTGAGAAGTATAAACGGTGAAAAATTAGATGATTTTACTTTGTTGTCAGTAGATTAGGAGGACTAGCAATGAAATGGCATAAAGTTTATTTAAGAAAAATGACTGAAGAAGAGATAGTCTATCATTATGGTGACTCTGACAAATCTCAAGAGCTTAATAACGTTAAAGAAGATTACTTAATTTGGGAAGGTGAAACACCAGAGGATTTGTATAAGTCAGTTGTAGTTATTTACAATATTTTTGATGAGTTCGATAAATGTGTAAGGCAGCATACTTGGGCTGATGTGAATTTAAGGTATTGTTACGAAAATATGAAGAGTTCAATTATATATTGGGCTGAATTACCAGAGGAGGAAGAAAAATGGCAAAGTATTGGGAACATTTAAAATATCATGAAGATACAGTGGTTAAAGAAAAATTAAGTAATGATGATGTAAAATTTTTAAAGGAATTACAGAAAGAAATAAATACAGAAGACAATGCAGGAACAGCTAGTCCTAGATATTGGGTGATTAGACAGCCAGAGAGAATATACCATATAGATGAAGATGAAGCTGATTATTACATGTTTTTAGATGAGTATGATCATCAGGAATTGACATTAGAAGATTTAAAAGAAAAGCTTGAAGATTTAAATGACGATAATTTAAAAAGCATAGAGATAAAAGATGGAGCATTAACTTTTGAATATTTCGATGAATGGTTAGAAGAGGTTGAACAATATAAAGTAGATTATGATAATTGTTATCGAGATGGATTAATCAAGATATCAGAATTGTTAGAGTTTGAAGTAAGAGTTATTTATTATAGTGAGCTAGATGTAACTGTAGATAATTGTATGTTTTTAACTCAAATTGACGCTGAAAATCATTTAAGAGCTAATGACTACCATTACCATGAAGAAGCAAGAACTTACTGTATGCACGGATGGAGAAATCCACGTTTTGAAAGATTAGTTAAAATTTTATCAAAAACAGATTTTGATAGTATGCTGGAGGAAGAATAATGAGTAAACACGACAAAATTATATTACGAGTATATTTTCATAACGGTGAAATGTTAGAAACAGAGGTAACAGAAGAAGAACTAACTGAAATTTATAAAATGTTTACAGAAGAAAAAGAAGATTTATTTTCAGGTGATGTTTGCATGGTTGGAGATAATGAAATCGATATGAACGAGGTTGAACATATAGCTTATAAGAGAATTGAGGAGGAATAAAAAATGTCAAATAGACACTATCTAAATTTAAAAAATAAAATAACAGGAGAAGAAACTAGAATACAGCTTTTTGGAAATAACGAGTGGTATGATACTTTCTTTAAATACTTGAAGACGTTAAATCCAGAAATTGCAGATTTTGAAGATAGTTTTGAAGATGTAACTGTTTTAAACGTTAAAGATTTAATCAAAGCTATAGATGAGTCAATATGGAATGAAGTTATTGTTAGTGAAATTCGTAAAAATACAATCCCTGGAACTTTTAGTGAATATTATTCAGAAGTACTTGATTTTTCTAACAGCTTATTAAATTATGATGGAAATGCTAAAGGTACAATATTTGGTGTAGCTAGATATATAGTGAATTACGGATATATTATGATGTCGTATACGGTTTATAACTGGTTAAAAGATCAAGGAGCGATAGTAAATGAGGAATTTATAAAAGTTGAGCATAATTATTGCAACGGAAATAGTTACGAGCGTTTAGGTGAATTGAGTGACAAATTTACGTTGACTATTTCTTATTATTAATATTGTGGAGGACTAAAAATGAATGAACAAAGATATTTAAACGTTGATATGAGAGTGATGTTTAACGTGCCGATAAGTGAAAATTTTGACATAGATGAATTATCTGAAGAAGATTTAGAAGAAATAGCGATTGATTATTTCTTTAATCAAAACGGGCATGATGACGCTGATTATTATGATTTTGATTTTGATATTTAATGGAGGGTAGAAAATGATTAAAAGAGTAGTAACGATAACGAGTGAGAGTATGAAATTAGGAGGTGAAATTAACGATTTTATCAAAAATGAATTAAATAATGGTGAATATATTGTAGATATAAAAATTATGGAAAGCGGTAGAAGCGCACAAACAAAAGAATCTTACTTAGTAGGTGGGGGGACGTGGACACATCATACCGTTTATTACACAGCGTACATTTATGTAGGAGAGATACTTTTATGATGGAACTGAAATCAATGTTTATAATCGACATCCTACTTTACATCATAGGTATTTTCTTTAGTATTTCACTAATTTCTGTAATGGTGTTTATGGTAGTTGCGTTGAAGAGATATATTAACTGGAGGAAATGAAATGAAATATACTAGAGAAGAAGCAAAATTTTTTCTTGAAAATTATAACAACATTCAATTTGAGTGTAATGATTTTCTTTTGAATAGTTACCAACCGGGAGATAAAAGCGAAGTTAGTAATCAAAAGACAGGTAGAGAAAATGAGAGAAATTTAATTAAAAAACTAGATGATAAGAAGTATCAAGAAAACAGAAGGATATTAAAATGCATAGATGTCTACTTGAAAAATCTAGATGTTGAAACTTATAGATTAGTCTATGCTAAATATTTTAACCGAATGAAAAATTATGATATTGCTACAAAATATCACATGCATATATCAACAGTAAAGCGTAAATTAAGTGCGCAGTTAGATATTTTTCACAAGAAAATTAATTTTGAATAAAAGATGAGCCTTTTGAGCCTTTTTTATGTGTTATAATTGTATTGTGAGAAGTTTAGGTAGAGAAATAAGAATGATCTCCCGAGAAAGAAATATTAAATGATAATTTAGATACGACAGAAAATAAAAGACAAAGTGTAATGCAGTTAATAACGCCTCTGCCTAAACACCTATCATATATTCTCTTAAAAATTTAAGACAGTTTAACGACTGTCTTTTTATTTTGCCTGAACGGAGGTGGAAAATTGGCAAAATTAACAACTAAACAAAAAGAATTTGCTGATGAGTACATCTTAAGCGGAAATGCGATGCAATCAGCAATTAAAGTAGGATATAGTTTAAACTATGCAAAATCTCAAAGCCATAAATTGTTGGAAAATGTAGGAATAAAATCTTATATCGATGAGCGGATGAAAGAGATTGAATCTAAGAAGACAGCAACGCAGCAAGAGGTTATTCAATATTTAACTTCAGTGATGAGAGGAGAACAAAAAGAGGAAATACTAATTGGACGTGGCCAGGGCTTTCAAGAGACGACTAGTATTGATGTTAGTGCAAAAGATAGAATTAAAGCTGCAGATATCCTAAATAAAATTCATCAAGCAAGGGAAGAGAAAAGTGCAACCGCTACTGAAAGTATCATAATTGTTGACAGGTGGGAAGATGGCTAGGTTTGATGTTCAAAAGAATGTGAATCCACATTTTAAAGATGTGTGGCTTTCTAAAGTACCTTATAATGTGTTAAAAGGCGGTAGGAACAGCTTTAAATCTTCTGTAATAGCCTTGAAATTAGTTAGAGATATGGCAATGATGATATCAAAAGGAGAGAAAGCTAATGTAGTTGTAATTAGAAAAGTAGCTAACACAATTCGAGATAGTGTCTTTAATAAAATTAATTGGGCCATAAACATGTATGGCTTAACAGATTCATTCAAAAGCACAGTATCTCCTTTTAAAATTACACATAAAGGAACTGGATCAAGCTTTTATTTCTATGGCGCAGATGACTTCCAAAAGCTAAAATCAAATGATATTAATAACATTATTGCTGTATGGTATGAGGAGGCTGCCGAGTTTGACAGCCAGGAGGAATTCGACCAAACTAACATTACATTTATGAGGCAGAAACACAGATTAATACCTTTTGTGCAGTTCTTCTGGAGCTATAATCCACCTAGAAATCCTTATATCTGGATAAATGAGTGGAGCGAGGATATGAAAACTAACGAAAGTTATTTAGTTCATGAATCAAGTTATTTGAATGATGAATTAGGATTTGTAACCGATCAAATGTTAGCTGATATCAACAGGATAAAAGAGAATGACTATGAGTATTACCGGTATATTTATTTAGGGGTGCCAGTTGGATTAGGAAATAATGTCTACAATATGGCTTGTTTTCATCCATTACAGGAGTTGCCATCAGATGATAAAGTAATTGGAATATCTTATGCGCTTGATACAGGGCACCAACAAAGTGCTACAGCTTGCGGTGCTTATGGAATAACTGCTAAAGGAAATGTGATCTTATTAGACACGTTCTATTATTCACCTGCTGGAAGAAGTGTTAAAGCTGCACCCAGTGATTTAACTGTTATGATTAATGATTTTATTACTGGAGTACAGGAAAAATACAATGTACCTATTATTAGGCTAACAATAGATAGTGCTGAAGGAGCTTTGAGAAATCAGTATTTTAAAGATTTTGGGATTAGGTGGGTACCTGTGGCAAAGAAAAAGAATCAGACCATGATTGATATGGTAACAAGTTTACTTGCTCAAGGTAAGTTTTTTTATTTAGATCACGAAAATAACAAGATATTCATTGAAGAGCATAAAATGTACAGATATGATGAAAAGATGATTAAAACACCTGAACCAAAAGTAATTAAAGAGGACGACCACACAGTCGATGAATTTAAGTATTTTGTTTTGGATAATGCAAAATTATTAGGATTAAAAGTATAGGAGTAACAAGAATGGGGCTTATACAGATTATTAAGAATTTTTTTAAAAGGAGCAAGTACACCATGCAAGGTAGTTTAACAAGCATATTAGACCATCCGAAGATAGTTGTATCTTCAGAAGAATACAACCGAATAAAAAACAATTTAACATACTTCCAGAGTAAGTTTAGCGATGTTACCTACCTTAACACGGACGGAGAACAGCGCACAAGGAAGTTTAATCACTTACCGTTAGCAAGAACAGCTTGTAAAAAGATAGCTGGATTAGTTTATAATGAACAAGCAGAGATCACAGTTGATAATGAGTCAATTAATCAGTTTGTTAACGATGTTTTGTTAAATGATAGATTTAATAAAAACTTTGAAAGATATCTTGAAAGTTGTTTGGCTTTGGGCGGAATGGCGATGAGACCATATTTTGATGGTAAAACAATTAAGGTAGCATTTATTCAGGCACCAGTATTTTTACCATTACAGAGCAATATGCAAGATGTTAGCAGTGCAGCAATCATTACTAAATCAGTTAAAAGTCAAGGTAAAACTAATACTTATTACACCTTAATTGAGTTCCACGAGTGGAATAATGAAGATTTAACAATTACAAATGAACTTTACAAATCTACTAATTCAGAAACAATAGGTAGTCAAACGTTGTTAAGTGAGTTGTATGAGAATCTAGAAGAAAACATTGTGATTAAGGGATTAAGTAGACCTTTATTTACTTACTTGAAAACACCAGGAATGAATAACAAGGATATTAACAGCCCATTAGGACTTTCAATATTTGATAATGCAAAAACAACGATTGATTTCATTAATAGAACATATGATGAATTCATGTGGGAAATAAAGATGGGACAAAGAAGAGTAGCTGTTCCGGATGGGTTAACTAATATGACATTTCAAGCTGGTAAAGATAACAAGTTCGTAACGAAACGAAGATTTGAAACGGACCAAAACGTTTTTGTTCAAATTGGCGGTGGACTTGACGAAAGTAAAATCGTTGATTTAACTACACCTATTAGAGCAGATGATTACATTAAAGCTATTAACAAAGGATTAGCAATGTTTGAAATGCAAGTTGGAGTTAGTGGTGGAATGTTTAGTTTTGATGGTAAAACGATGAAGACAGCAACAGAAGTTGTTAGTGAGAACTCTGACACGTTCCAATTAAGAAATAGTATTGTGTCACTAGTAGAACATTCAATCAAAGAGCTTGTAGTATCTATTTGTGAATTAGGTAAGGCTCATGGAATTTATAGCGGTGAAATACCTAAACTTGAAGATATTTCAGTTAACCTTGATGATGGAGTATTCACAGATAGAAATGCAGAGCTTGATTACTGGGTTAAGGCATTAGCAAGTGGAATTGTTAGTAAGCAGTACGCTATTTCTAAAGTATTGGGCGTGACTGATGAAGAAGCTAGTAAGATGTTAAATGAGATTAATGAAGAAGTGCAACCGAATCTTGATGCAACTGATGAGGTAATCTATGGAGATAAAGAATAATGATGGTAATTATTGGATAAAGTCAAAAGAAGTAGAAGGTTTATATCATGAATTATCCATGGAAATAATGAAGAACATAGTCAGAAGACTTAAGCAACGTGGAACGGCTGATTTAATTGAAAATCCTTATGTTTGGCAGTTAGAAAAGTTAAACGATATGCATTTAATCACAGAAGAAAATGTAAAGTTGATTTCTAAATATAGTGGAGTTGCAGAGGAAGTATTCAGAGAGGTAATTGCTAATGAAGGCTTTAAAATATATCAAGATAGCCATCAACAATTGGCACAGGCTCTAAAATCAGATGCAACTCCTAATCCTTTAGTTCAAGATAGCTTAAATTCATTAGCTAAACAAACTATGTTTGAGGTTAATAATCTAATTAATACTACATTACCTAAGGTACTTCAGAAGAACTATAAACAGACTTTAGAAAGTGCAGTAGCTAGTGTTGTAGCTGGTACTAAGTCAGATAAAAAAGCATTGTCAGAAGCGGTTTTGAAAATGTATGAACGAGGATTTACAGCTTTTAGAGATAGAGGAGGAAGAATGTGGACGGTTGAGCGATATGCCAAAACTGTAATCAAAACTACAACTTTCAGAACTTATCGAGAAATGAGAGAAAGGCCTGCAGATGATTTAGGAATTGATACTTATTATTATAGTGCCAAGTCAAGTGCTAGAGAATTATGTGCACCATTGCAGCATCAAATAGTAACTAAAGGAGTTGCAAGGACAATTAATGGTGAAAGAGTGCTGAGTTTACCTGATTATGGATATGGAAGCCCAGGAGGTTGTTTAGGAATCAACTGTGGCCATTACTTAACACCATTTGTAGTAGGAGTTAATATTAAGCCTGATTTACCCGAGCATTTAGAACACTTATCTGAAGAAGAAGCTAAACAAAATGCACTTGATAAGGCAAGGTTAAAGGCTTTTGATCGTGAGATTAGAATTAACAAAGATAAGCAAATACTAGCTAAGGAATTAGGAGATGCTGAATTATTAAAAAAACTAATATTAAGAGCTCAAACATTGAAATCTGGAAGAAAAAAACTCATAGAGAAAAATCCTATTGTAATAGGAAAGTTCTTTAAGAAAATAATTGAAAGGAAAAATAAAAAGGTATATAATAAAGATGTAAGGGTATTTAATAAATATATTGTTGATGATGGAATGACAAAAAGAGACATGGTTAAATTCTTGAAAAATGAGTTTGACATGGAGGTTATTGAAAATACTAGAACAAAGTTACCAGAAGAAGCATTAAGGCAAACAATTAATATTTTGAAATCATTTGAAGGAATATATCATTTACTACCTGAAAAAATTCCGGAAATTTTAGCTGTTGCACCTTCTAAAACTGAAGGCATAGCATATTATGCACATAGTAGTAAAACACACACACCAATACGTTTTGGAATAAATGTGAAATATTTTGAAACAGCTGAAGTATTATCAGATTTAGTTAAAGAAGGAGTTGCAGAAGGATGGTTTTCAAAAAATAGCGATAAGAATCATATAATGTTACACGAGTTTGGACATCATATTGATTTTCAGATGTCAAAAAAAATGAATGTATCACAGTTTTCAGATATCATATTTAAAGAAATGGGGAATATTAACTCTCTGTACAAGAAAAATACAGTAGGGAAACTAACTGGAGGATATGCAGAAAGTTATTATAAGAAAAAAACTAAGAATACAGAAACATTTGCTGAATTATTTGCTGAAGCTTATGGAGAAACACCGAGAGAAATTGCTAATGATTTTAGAAAAGTATTAGAAGATAAAATTAAGGAGGTTTTTAAAAATGCTGATAAAACCTAAAGGATATAAGTATTGGGTAACCAGTGGTGATGAATTAAAAATAAAAGAAGACGCTCCAGAATGGGCGAAAGAAGAATTTAAAAAATATTTGAAAATGATGGATCATGCTTCAGAAGAAACAGAAGAAGTTGAGGAAATTATATATTAATATTTAAATATACTTTAAACACTTAGTAAATTTTACTAGGTGTTTTTATTATGGAAAAAACAACCAAATTTTCCATTTTAAGTCCTGAGTATGACGTTAAAAGGCTTATTTTTTTATGCCTTGCACGGTGTTAAAGTGCTAAATAAATAAAGTCTACTGGACGTAAAACGAAAGGAGCTTAAAATATGAGCTTAAAACGAGATATGTTAATCGAAGCAGGAGTAACAGATAAGGACGCAATCGATAAAATCATGCAAGCGTACGGTGCAGGGTTGGAGAAAGCTAAGCAACAAGCGAAGTTAGAACTAACTGCTGAGAATGACACATTAAAAGCACAACTAGAATCACAAAAAACTAAACTTGAAGATTTAACTAAAAGTAATGATGCTAATTCAGAGGTTAAACAGGCTTTAGAGAAATTACAAGAAGAATACAATCAATTCAAGGTAGATAGTGATAATAAGTTGGCACAAATCAATAAAACAAATGCTATCGCATTAGCATTAAAAGATGTTAAGGCACATGATAGCGATGTTCTAATGAAGCTTATCGATGTTGATAAGGTTGAGTTAGGAGATGATGGGAAACCTAAACTTGATGAGGTGGTTAATTCATTAAAAGAAAGCAAGCCTTTCTTATTCGAACAAGAACAACAACCAACTACACCTCAGATTACAGTAGGTGGTAACCCTAACGGAAACGGAACACCAGATGTTGACCCGTTCCAAGCAATTTTAGACCAATATATAAAATAAAGAAAGGAATATAAAATATGACAACAAACAATAATAATTTACCAGTAAGAATATATACACCGCAATATACTAGGATGTTATCTACAATTTTCGGTGTGCAAAAAGCATTTGCAGGAGCCTTAGCCCCAATTCAAACATTAGACGGAATACAACACAATACTAAGGCTTTTATGGTTAAAACTAACAATACACCAGTAGTAGTAGGGACTTACGATGCTGATTCAACAAAAGTATTCGGAGCAGGAACAGGAATAGGAAGCCGTTTTGGTGAAATGAAAGAAGTAATTTACCAAAATACAGAAGTAGATTACGATTACACACTAGCAATTCACGAGGGAATAGACCGTTTCAAAGTTAACAACGATTTAAACGCAGCAGTAGCAGACCGTTTAAGATTACACTCAGAAGCACAAACTAGAAAAATTAACGAAAAAATCGGGAAATTCTTATCAGCAAATGCAGGAGAAACAAAAGAGCTTGCTAAACTTGATGAAACTAATATTCAGAAACTATTTAACCAAGTTAATGTTTACGTGGTTAATACTGAAATCAACGCACCAATTAAATGTTATCTGAGAGTTCAAGTTTATAATGCTATTATTGATATGGCATCAACAAACAAATCAAAAGGTTCAAATATAAATTTAGATACTAACGGTTTATTAAAATATAAAAACATTGAATTAGTTGTAGTGCCTGAGCAATACTTTGAAAATAATGTTGTTGCAATCTTCTCTCCAGATGGAATTGTAATTCCATTCATCGGAATTGAAACTGCAAGAACAATTGAAGCACAAGATTTTGACGGTCTTAAACTTCAAGCTGCTGCTAAAGGCGGTACATTCGTTCTTGATGATAACAAGAAAGCAATTATCAAAGTTACAAGCGCTGCACCATTAGCATAATAGGAGGAAATAACGATGGTTAAATACTTAGTAAATGTAGATTTCTCAGATAAAGATACTTATGAACTAGTGAAGAAAGGCACAGAACTGGATATCACAGAAACTAGAGCGAGAGAAATTATCAGTTCATTAGGTGCAGGAGCCTTAACTATTATTCCAGAAGAAGTTAAGGAAGAAGCACCACCAGTTGTAGAAGAGAAAAAAGAAGCTAAAGAGGTTGAATAATTCGACCTCTTTTTTGGATGTTAAAAATGAATTATATAACTTTAGAAGAATATAAAGAACTAGGTTTTGCAGATGTAGAAAATTTTTCAGATTTAAGGCAACGAGCAGAATTATCTATTGATTTATATACTAACTACTTTTATCAAAATAACAACTTAGAAGATGATTTTCCACCACGTAAGAAAGCTGTAAAGCTTGCTATTGCTAATCAAATACGCTACTTAAATGAAACTGGAATACTTACTGCTGAAGATAAGCATTCATTAGGTAGTTTGAGCATTGGAAGAACTACTGTTAATTATGGCGGTAGTGGAAGTAGTCCAGCTAAAATTGAAGCTAGTAAGTATAATTTAGCATTAGACACTATGAACTTACTTAAAAGCGTAGGGTTCGGTTATAGAGGTGTTTGTTATGATAGATAAACGACTTTTAACTGATACTGTAACTGTGAGTTTAGCAGGTGAAAAAGACAAGTGGGGGAAGATCACTTATAAAGAACCGTTTGAAATAAAATTCGTTCGGTTTGATAGAAGTTCTTTAGATAAGACTACAAACACGCAAAGCTTAACAAATATCACAAGGAACAAATCGGGAACCTTATTTATTTATCCTAAATTTAATAATGTTGTTGTTAATGATAGTTGGTTACAAGCTAACATTACAGACCAACATGGAGAATACAAAGTGATTAGTTTTGAAACTAATTACTTAGGCAGAAAGGTATTTTCTTACGAAATAACGGTGATTTAGATGTCAATTAAGGTGTCTTTCGATTTATCACCTATGGAAAAGAAATTTGGGTCTGGGAATGTTAGAACAGCAAAAACTGCAGTAGCTAACCAAATACTTATGGATAGTGAAAGGTTTGTCCCCAACGATGGTAAAGGTTATTTACGTGCTAGCGGTAATGCTAGTAATGGTTCAGTAGCATGGAATACAGTATATGCGAGAGCACAGTTTTTTGGTAGTAATGGAATTGTTAGATTCAAAAATTATACTACACCAGGAACTGGGACTAAATGGTGTGAGAAGGCTTCAGATGTATATATGGATCGTTGGGAAGAAGTAGTTAAGAGAGGATTAGGAATTAGATGATTAATAATATTGATTTTCAAGAGGTTTTATGTGATTTTGTAAATTCGTTAAATCTACCACTTGAAGCAAGATTAGATTATTTCACTGAAAAAGATGATTTAGTTATTAATCTGATATCAGGTGGCAGAGTAGAACAATTATTCATGGATAGTACTCAAGAAATAAGTTTACCTTTTGAAATAGCTGTAAAATGCTTAGAGAATCAAAAGGCTAATGCTATTATGTGGACTATTCACACTGCTTTGTCAGAATTTAATTTGCAATTACCTAGTTTAAATGGTACTTATCGATTTTTAAGTCTTGAAGTCGGTAAGCCAGCAATAAATGGACGTGATGAACAAGACTATTTTATTTATACACTACGAATAGTAGCAAAATTAGAAATAGAAGGAGATATAATTAATGGCTAGACAAAAGAACGCATTGAGAAAACATTTTGTAGCACCTTTTGATAAGGCGAACGCAACAACAGCACCGACAAAGGAACAGTACAAACTGTTAGCTAAGTATATTAAAACAGTAAATGACGAAACAGACGAAGATACTGACGATGTAGCATGGTATGACGGAGATGGTACACCTGAGGAAACTGTAAAATCGGTTAAAGCTGGATTCTCATTTGAGGGGAACTTCGATGTAGAAGATGAAGCACAAAAACTAATCGCTGACCTTAGATATAAAGTTGGTGATGATAGAAAAGTATGGTTCAAGGTGGTGTCTTCAGACGGTAAGACAGCGTGGGAAGCAGTAGCAATCGTATCTAAGATTAAAGCTGGAGACGGTGATGCTAGTGACTTTGAAAACTTTGAGTGTACGATTAAATGGGCAACATTGCCAAAACAAACAGCGGTAGCATAATTTAGGAGGATTTAAGCATGGTAGTAATTAAGAAATTTGAAAATACAATTCCAGTTGATTTTGGAGAGTTTGAATTAAGATTTGTGGTAAGTGATGATAATATATTAAAATTAGCAGAATTAAAAGATTATGCTAAAGAATTGCAAGAAAAATTATCAAATCTGAGTGGAACTACTTCAGATTTAAAAACTGTTAAAGATTTAGCAAAAGACTTGTGGGTGAAATTATTTGATGAAGATACATTTAACCGTGTATATGAAGTATGCGGTAGATCATGTATTCCTACATTCTTATCTGCAATACAAACGATTAAAGGTATTGCAGATGAAATGGAAAATTCAATGACTGTAGATAAATATATCAAGTATCTAGATATCGACCATGCTTAATTTAGCTTACAAATTAAAAGATGAATTAATCATAGGTAGCGAAGTTTATAAACTTAACCTTAATTTTGATAATGTAATTAGATTACTTGATATGCTTAAGTCAAAAGATTTAGAGGATTATGAAAAGCCATATTTTGCGATGTTTATGTTGACTGGGAAACCATTCACTAAATATTCAATTGAAGATGTGGATTTATTCTTAACTCAAATAATCGATGAACATATCAAAAATGAGGAATTTAATTCAGTTGAGTATGATTTGGCAGGTAATCCAATGCCAGTTAAGGAAACAGAAGAAGAACAGGAGCAATTATATAGTCTGAAATATGATTCAGATTATATATTTGCTTCTTTTTTTCAAGCATATAATATCGACCTTATAGAAATGCAAGGTAAACTTCACTGGAAGAAATTCAACGCTTTATTAGGTGGACTTCCTGAGAATACTAAATTCATGGAGGTAATTAAGATTAGGAGTTATAAACCATCAAAACATGACAGTTCTGAATACAAAGAACACATGAGGAGCTTACAACGTCAATATGAACTTCCTATTGAAGATTAATTTAAAAGAAAGGAGGTTAATATATGGCAGAAGGTAAAGTTAAAATAGATGTTGATTTGAATGAAAAAGGTGCCACCTCGGGTATAGGAAGACTTAAAAGTGCATTAACTGGACTTGAGAGTGCTGGAAGTAAAGCTGGTTCAGTCTTCAAAAGTGTGTTAGGAGCTAATTTAGTAAGTGCTGGAATAAGTGCAGGTATTAGAGGAATATCAACTGGAATTAGAGGAATGATTTCTGAATTAAATAATTCTTCTAAGGCATGGCAAACGTTTGAAGGTAACATGAATATGTTAGGGAAATCTTCTGAAGAAATAAACGTAGCTAAGACAGCAATGCAAGACTACGCTTCCAAAACTATTTATAGTGCGTCAGAGATGGCTCAAACCTATTCACAGTTAGCAGCAGTAGGAATTAAAGAAACTGATAAACTTGTAACTGGTTTTGGAGGATTAGCTGCTTCAGCAGAAAATCCTAAGCAAGCTATGAAAACTTTAAGTACTCAAGCTACACAAATGGCAGCGAAGCCAAAAGTAGCGTGGCAAGACTTTAAATTGATACTTGACCAAGCCCCAGCGGCAATGGGTGCTATTGCCAAGGAAATGGGAATGTCAGTTCAAGAGCTGGTTAAAAATGTTCAAGATGGTAAAGTCAAAACAGAAGATTTCTTCGAAGCTATTAAAAAGGTTGGTAATAACACTGATTTCATGAAAATGGCTACTCAATTCAAAACTGTAGACCAGGCTGTTGATGGATTAAAAGAGACGGTTGCTATTAAACTTCAACCAGCGTTTGAAAGATTTAATAAATTCGGGATAAAAGCTATTTCAGGAATTATTGAAGCTTTAGAAAAAGTAGATTTTAAAGGCTTTGCGAATAAATTCGGTAATTTTTTAGATGGTATCAACGTTGATAAAGTTATTAATAGTATAGCTACATCAATTAAAAATGTAATAACAGTAGCTAAAGATCTATGGAATGGATTAAATGATAGTGGAGCAATAAGTTCTGTTGTTAGTGCATTTAAGAATGTGCAAGATGCAGTAACAAATCTTATTTCAGCCTTATCTAAAAGTGGAGCAATTAGCACATTTGCACATGCTTTAGGTTTAATTGTGAACGTAGTAGCAAAAGTGATTAGTGGGTTTGCTAAATTAATAGCTTCACTTCCACCTAGTGTGATTAGTGCTATTGCTTATTCATTGTTAGGTATTGTTGGTTCTCTTAAAGCTATCAAGTTGGCAACTAAAGGACTTAATTTAATTAAAGGGTTAAACCCGTTTAAATTATTCAAGAAAAACGCTACTGAATCGCTAGACGAAGTAACCAAAAAAACTAAAGAAACTAAAGGTACTGTATCTCAAATAATAGAGAGTTTAGGAAAGGTGCTAGAATCAGCAGGTAAAGGGATAGCAACAAGTGCCAAGGGAATTGGTATTGGTATTAAAACAGCATTGAGCGGTGTTCCGTCCGTTCTTACAGCATTAGGTACTGGAATTTCAACTGCTGCTCAAGGTATTGGAACTGGTCTTGCTATTGCTTTTAAAGGTTTAGGAAGTGCCATCGCTATGGTGCCACCACCAACGTGGCTTGCATTGGGTGGTGCTATTCTTTTAGTATGTGCTGGACTTGCATTATTAGGAACTCAAGGAGATGGAGTTGCTAAGGTCTTTCAAGCCTTAGGAAGTGCCGTTTCACAAGTTATTCTTGCATTAGGTACTGGCTTATCAGCCGTTTTAGTTTCATTAGGTAGCGTTATTCAATCGGTTGGACTTGCTATTAAGTCAGTATTTGAGGGAATAGGAACGGTTATTCAATCTGTAGGTACTGCCATTAAGTCGGTACTCGAGGGGTTAGGTTCAGCCTTTACAGGTTTTGGTAACGGAGTAAGACTGGCTCTTGAGGGAGTTGGGACTGTAATTACTTCAGTTGGTACTGCTATTCAATCAGCCTTACAAGGTGTTGCAAGCATTATTGATTCCGTTGGTAATGCTATTAAGTCAACTCTTGAAGGTGTAGGTTCCGTGATTGAATCTGTAGGTAATTCAATAAAATCAGTATTAGAGGGTGTAGGAACAGCCTTTGAAAAATTCGGTAACGCAGTAAAAACTGTGTGTGATGGAATTAAAGAAGTTATTGATTCGATAGGTAACTCAATAAGAACAGTACTTGATGGAGTAGCAAACGTCATTCAAAGTATAGGTGAATCAGCAGAAAAAGCAGGTAATGGGTTTAGATTATTTGCTGAAGGTGTGAAGACACTAGTTGATTTAAGCTTAGGAGATTTAGTTGCTACATTAACAGCAACGGCAACTGGAGTAGGTGCAATAACGGCTCACGCTGGAGAAATGACAACGGCTGGAGCTGGTATGCAAACCATGGCAAGTGGATTATCAATGTTAGGTCAAGCAGCAACTTCTGTTCAAGGAGCATTTACTGCCTTACCAACATTAATCACAAGCTTAACTACTTCATTAAATGCTTTACCGCCTATCTTGATTACAACTTCAACAGCCGTTCAAATGTTTAGTACTAACATTACTACATCGCTTGCTGGACTTATGACTGCTAGTGGTTCAATTAGTGCTTTCAACAGTCAGATTACAAGCATAGGAACAGCAGTAAGTTCTGTAACGATGTCAATTACCTCATTTGGTGTTGTTCTTTCATCGTTATCAGTTAACTTTGGAGCAACAACAGCTTCAATAGGAGCGTTAACTGGTATAGTTAGTGGCTTAACTAGTGCATTATCACAAGTTGGAAGTACAGCAACTAGCGTAGCAGGTCAGATTAATCAGATAGGCACTTCGATTTCATCAGTTGGAGCGACAGTATCTAGTATGGTTGCAAGCATTAGTGGGGCAATGAATGGGTTAGCTAGTGCCATTTCTTCAGCTATGAATAGTGCTTTAGGATCTATTCAAAGCACATGCCAACAATTTGTATCTACACTTCAACAAACAGCCTCACAAATGGCACAAGAAGGACGTAGAGCAGGTGAAGAAGCAGGAAGAAATATTGCTGACGGCTTAAGAAGTAACGAGGGTAACGTCCGTTCAGCAATGGAAAGCATCAAAAATACTGTTCAAAGCGTAGGTCAAAGCATTGTTCCAGTTGCTTATAACGTAGGAGCGCAAGTAAGTAACGGAGTTGCTCGAGGTATGTATTCAGCATTAGGAGCGGTTATTGCTGCAGCTAATGCGATTGTTAGTGAAGTTGACAGAGCATTAAGAGCTAAGGCACAAATCCACTCACCATCAAGGCTTACAGCCAAGACTGGGGGACATATTACAGGTGGATTAGGTAAAGGTATGGTAAATAATATGGGCGTTCTTGATAAAGCGTTCAGTTTATATCAACGTAAACTTAATTCATTCAAACCTAACTTTGTACCTGAGAACATGTTAAGTTTTAAAGGTGTTCCATCATTTGCAACAGCAGGTGGAAATAGTAACAACGTTACTAACAACAAAACAAGCAACTTTGGAGCGTTGCTACACATAGAGAATTTAAGCACAAATTCTGAAGAAGATGTTCGTAAACTATACGAACAAATAAAATTCTTAATTAAGGAGGAGAAAGACAGACTATGATAACTAAATATATTACTTACAATCAACTGAATACTAAGGAGTTGGGATTAAGATTAGTAGATGAAATAGAACTGGAATCTTCTTCTCAAACTGTAGATTTAGTTGAAATAGATGGTGTTAATGGTGCGAAAATCAAAGATAATAAACGGTTGAAAGTAGTTGAACGTACTTTTCCGTATAAAATCTATGATGAAAAAGCTGACGTCCAAAACATAATCAATAAATTAAATGATTATCTTCTAAACATAGAGCCAAAATGGTATGATTTTGGCTTGAGTTGGGACAGTGAGTATCTTTATAAAGCGTACTTTTATGAAACATTTAAAATCGAAGGTACATTAACTAGTAAAAAGAAATGTATCTTAAATTTTAAATTACACCCTATTAAATACTTGAAAACAGGACTTAATAAGATAACAGTTTCTAACGGACAAATACTAAAAAATCCTGAACGAAGAAAAGCCAATCCAATAATTAAATTAAGAGGAACTGGAGATATTAACTTAAATATTAATTCTCAAATATTTAGGTTAAAAGGGGTTAGTGGACACATTGTAATCGACTGTGAAACACAGTCCGCTCATTGGGACAATAAAGAACCGCAGTATGATAAAGTGTTCACTTATCCATTTCCACACCTTGAAATAGGTGATAACAGGATTTCATGGGACAACAACTCATTTGTTGTTGAAATAACCCCAAGATGGGAGGCGCTAGTTTAATGGCTTATCCTATTTTATACAAAGCAAATGAAACTAACTTTGAACATTTGGGGGTGTCAGTTTTATCTGACGCTTCTAAATGCCATGTTAGCAGAGAAAAAAACGGGATATATATTCTTGAATTTGATTATCCAGTAAATGGAAAAGACGTTGAGAAAATTAAAGAGGGAATGTATATCAAAAGTGACGCAGGTTACAGAACTAAAAATCAAAGGTTTGTAGTTTCAAAAATCACAAAAACACAAAATGAATTTAAAATTTACTGCCAACACATTTCACAAGTTAAAACTACTATGAATGCTATTAGACCAGATATAACTATTACTGGAAGTGCTTTGATGGCACTATCAACATGGAGAGATAACTTGTTGGATAGTAGAGATGAATTCTTTGTTAAGTCAGATATCACTACTGTAAATTCTACAACATGGAAAGTTGAGACTATTGAGAACGCACGTGACGCATTAGGAGGTAAAGCAGGTTCAATTCTTGACGTGTGGGGTGGTGAATATGAGTTTGATAACTTAAATATTACACTACATAAAAGCATGGGAATTGATAATCCAACCATAATCGCTTATGGTAAAAACTTGTTAGATTTAGAACAAGAGCAGTCAATACTTGAAACTTACACTTCAGTATTTCCGTTTAAAAAATATACTGATGAGAATAACAGGGAGCAATTAATAACATTGCCAGAAATACTACTTGATAGCACATACTTAAATAAATTCACACACAGAAGAATTTTAAAAGTTGATTTTTCAAGTGATGAAAATATCAAAACTGTAGAGCAGTTAAGAAGTAAAGCTAAAAGTTACATTAAAAGTAATAATGTAGGTGTTCCAAAAACTAACTTAAAGATTAACTACCAAGATTTATCAAAAGTTGAGGGGGTATTCGATAACCCAGCACTTGAACAGATAGATTTATGTGATAGATTAAAAGTTTATTACAGTGAATTAGGAATCATGAATGAAAGTGCTAAGGTTGTTAAGGTAATTTGGGATGTTATTTTAGAAGAAAATCATGAGATAGAAGTGGGAGATGGTAGAAGTAGCTTTACAGATAGTAATTCAGCTAAAATTGAATCGCTACAAGCACAAAATGATTCAATACTAGCTAGAATCAATACTTTGATTGCTGAACAGGAAGCAGCATACGACAGATTCTTTAAGGAAAAATCTAAGGTTATTGAAGATAAGGTTAAAGATGGATATGAAAAAGCCTTATTAAGTAGCGAAGAAAAAATTCGAAAAATGGGCGAAGCATTTGACGAAAAAGTCAACCAATTTAGAAATCAAGTATCAACAACAGTAGAAAACTACAACAGGCAATTCCAAGCTACTAATTTGGAAATAAGTAAGAATAGAGTTGAAGCTACTAAGCAAATTCAAGCACTATCTGATAGAGTTAACAACATGCAGGATATTTCTAGTAATTCAACAGTTGTAGAACTTAGAGGACTTGTTAACGGTGCTACTAGTAAGGTTACAGAACTTGAAAATAGCATTACAAGAGAATTTACTGCTGTTAAGAAGAAAAATGAAGATGGATTAAATGCAGTTAAGGCTGAATTTAAAAAAGGTGTAGATGGACTAACAAGCAAAATTACTTCACTTGAAGAGTATAAAAATCAAGATAGTACACGAACTGAAAGCCTAAAACAATGGGTACAACGTGATACAGCTAGTCAATTAAGCCGTGAACGAACTGAAATTACTAGAATAGTTGATGCTAAAGGTTATGTTAAAAACACAGAGTTTTCTAATAAGTTCAATGAAAGTGCTAGAGGTATTACCAACCAACTATCAGCGTTAGAGAACTACAAAAATCAAGACGGAGCAAGAACAGCTAACTTGCAAATTTGGGTACAAAATAACACAGCTAATCAACTGAATGCTGAAAGAAGAAATATCGAAAAGTGGGTTAACGATAAAGGTTATGCGACTACTTCTGTTGTTGAGAACAAGGTGCAGGAAACAGCTAATAGTTTTAGCCGTGAAATCAGTAATGTTAGAAATAGTATTCCAACTAGTGTAGGTGGTAGAAACTATATTATTGGTAGTAAAAACTTAAACAATAAAGGATTTTATAGTTGGAATAAATGGGATAAATCAGTAGAAGGAGATACTCTAATTTTAACCAAAATTGGAGGTAGTGATACTTATGGTTTTTACTTTAATTTAACAGATTTAGTTAAAACTCAATTCCAAAATGAGACGTTAACATGGTCAATCGATATTAAAGCTAGTAGAAATGTGACGTTAAGAAATGTTGGTTTTGAAACTAATGGTTTAAAACAGGTAACTATAACAACTGAGTGGCAACGAATATCTCATACCTTTATTAACAAGTTTACTAATGTTTTTGCATTTGTATTTTACAACCCTACAGCTAATTTTAACAATGGAGATAAAATTTATATTCGTTTACCTAAACTTGAAATAGGTACTATTTCAACCGATTGGACACCAGCTCCAGAAGATAGTCAGCAAAGCATCAACGAGTTAAACTCATGGAAACAAACAGCCACACAAACATTGAATACTGTTAGTAGTGGATTGAATGATGCAGTTAAACATTCTCAACTTAGAATAGGTGCTGATGGAATTGATTTTGGTTCAAACAAAGTTTTTAACGGAAGAAACCTAGCGAGTATTCTATCAGTTAGTCCAGAAAGTATTAAAGCGATAACTGATAGACTGATAATCTCACCAGCTAATGAGAATTTAGTATTACCAGAATTTAGAGAATCGGTAATTTCTAATAGTAGGGATAAATGGATAACCCCATTAATCACTGATGATAAATTACAAAACGGAGATCAATTTATAATCGAAGGGATTGGCTCGTGGTCTGGGAGATTAACACAATCTCTTAACTTTACGATTGAAATACAATATAAAACAGGTAGCTACACATGGAAAATCCCAGTTATAGTAGGAAGTAATGAATATTCAACTAATGATACTTTAAAATGTACACTTACAGTAACTGGATTAACAGGAGAAGTTAAAAGTTATAAATTGGGATTGTTGCAAAATGGAACAAGTAATTTCACAAATATTACTTTTAAAAACGCTAAAATCTATAAGAAAAAATCAGCAGAATTAATTGTTGATGGTTCAATTGAGGGCCGACAAATTAAATCTGAAACATTAGAAACTGGACACCACAAGGCAGGGAGTATCACTTCAGAAATTATTGCTGCTAATGCAGTCAAAGCTAAGCATGTATTAATAGATGATGGTTTAATCAATAATTTAATAACGCATAATGCTTTCATCAACAAACTATGGGCACAACAGGCTTTCATTAACAAATTAAATGCAGTTAAAATTAAGTCTACTCAGATTGATACTGATACCTTAAATGGAGTTGTAATATCTGGTCAATCTAAAATTAAAATAGGTCAGTATGGTTTTTTACAACCTATTGAAAAAGGATTACAAATCAACGCACCTGAGAATTTTGGAAGTAGGAGAGGTATTGGACTTCAAATTGCTGGTGAAGGTGTAGGCCCGAAAGAAAGTGGAGTGCCACCAGGATTATTCATATATGAAGATCCTGATTTTACAAGAGGGAATACTATTCCAAGTGCAGTCAATAGAGTATTGTTAACAGTCGCAGGGATGGCTTGTTTTTCATCAAGAATATTAGGGTCTGTTGTTAAGGGGCAACCTATTCTTACAAATTTAGACTTTAGTTCTCCATTCTCAAATCATGCTCCTGTAAAATTCATAGGTTATAAAGAGGGTGGATTTATGCGATTCTTTAGCACTGACAACTCAAATTCTGATATTTGGAACATCAAAGTTGACCAGTGGGGGTCAGATAGAAAATTAAAAACTGATATTAAAGATTCAGAATTTAATGCTATTGAATTTGTAGACAAATTAAGATTTAAAGAACATGGTTGGAATAAGGATGAAGTTGGATATGATAAGCCTTATACAAAATGTGGATTGATTGCACAAGAATTGCAAGAACTTGATGAAAGTTTAGTTGTAAATTATGAAACTTATTTAGGGTTAGATGCACTAAGATTAATTAACATTGCATTAAAAGCAGTACAAGAATTATCACAACAAAATAAAAAATTAAAAAACAAACTGGAGGAAATAACAAATGGATAACAAATTACAACCAATCGATTTAATCGCACAGGAATTAAGCGAAAAAACTATGCAATTAGCTCATTATAAGGTTGCTTACAATGAACTAACTAAAGAATTAGAAGCAAAAGAAAAGGAATTAAAAGAGTTAAAACAACCAAAACAAGAGGAGGTAGAATAATATGGCATTAGAAATTTCAGTTAAACAACCTAATCCAACGGCAGGTGGTTATAAGAGCGTAAACGTTTATTTTAATATGAATACTGGTGGAATTTATTTCAATGGTAACGTTGAATTGCCAGGTAAATTTGCAACTGCTAACGATGCAGAAATTCTAGAAGAAATTAGGAAACAAATCGCAGTTCAAATGTACACTGGAGAAGCAACTCCAGCACTAGTTGCTGAATATGCTAATCTGAATAAGCAAGTAGGTATTTTAACAGGAAACAAACAAGATACTGCAGAACGTGAGAAAGCATTAACTAAACTATTCGCTAAGGTGAATAAAGGTAATGACAAAGTACTAATGACGTTACTTTTAGACGTGTTAGATCCTAAGACAATATCAACAAATAAAGATAAAATTATCAATGCTTTTGATTCTTATGAAGTTAACACGGATTATTCAGTAGGTGATAAGTTTAAATTTGATGGAAAACTATACGAAGTTATCGCAGAACACACAAGCGTTGTTGAGTGGGTACCAAGTGCTGAACCAACTAAATATAAAGAAATCACATTTGAACGTACTGAAAACAAGGAACAGTTAGAAGATGATAACAACCGTTACATCACTAAATTACAACTTGATGAAGCATTAACAAAAGTAGTCCAAACAATTATGGAACAATTATCACAAGATGAAGGAGAAGAAGAACATGACAATCACGGAGAAAATAGCAACACTATATCAAACAGCGAGGGGGATAATTAAGATGAAATTTAGCGTAAAACACATGAAATTTAAAGAAAATGATTATTTAGTACAAACTCACAAGAGATTAGTAATTACAGAAGCTGAAACATTAGAGCAAGTACCTAATTTTGGAAACTTACGTGAAATGGTTAGGTTAGCAGTTGAGGAGTTCAAGAAAAAAGAAGCTGAATTAAAAGTAATTGAAGAAGCAGTAAAAGAAGTTGTTGCTCCAGTAAGTGAACAACCTAAAGTGGAGGAAGTACCAAAAGAGGTAGTCACTCCAACAGTAAGTGAAGTACCTAAAGAAACTACAGAAAGAAAAGAAGAGCATGTAGAATAGCATGTTCTTCTTTTAAAGGTAGCACAATGGCGAACTATATTTTGCAATTTATATTGCAACTTTTTTCAGTAGCTATCATTCCATTAGTTAAGATATGGTTTGACAATAGCAATAAACAAATAGCAGAGCAATTTGAAAATTTAAATAAGGAAGTAAAGAAAACACAAAATCAAGTTGAAGAAGTAACTCAGATAGGTTTACATAACCGTGACTCAAATAAAAGTATAATGTCGTACAGATTGCACAAGGAATTTAGTGAGGCAATAGAACGAGGGTATACAACAAGCGAAGATTTATCAGAATTAAGCGGTTTGTATAAGAGCTACGCAGAAATAGGTGGAAATGGTAAGATAGAAACCTTATTTAACAGATTTAAAACTTTACCAATACAAAAATAGGAGGATAAACAAATGGAACAATTACAACCAGCATTAGTATTCTTAATAGTAACACTATTAGGAATGTTAGGAAAGTTTTTAAAAGAATCAAAATTTTTCCCAAATGAAATGATACCTAACTTATTAGGTGTGTTAGGTGGACTGATAGGAACTATTCTGTTCAAAGACCCGACAGCAATTGCTTTAGGTTTTAGTGCAGTAGGTTTACATCAATCTTATAGACAGACTGTAAGGAAATATAATAACGTTGATAATTCAGAACAATAATAGTATAATTTAAATATATCAATCCCCCTGTGCCTATATAGGCAGTTACGTACTGACACAGGGGTTCTTTTTGTAGAATATCAATGAAGATTTGAGAAGAACATAGAAGACTAGGTATAAACTTAGTCTTTTTTATATTAATAAAACGGAGGATAAATAACATGACAGAAATTTATAGTGACTATTTTCAAAACGGAGTGTATTTTACACCGCCAAAAAACGATATACTAGGCGTTGTTATACATAATGACGGGGGTTCACTATCTGCTAGACAATATGACGGCTTTTTAGTAGACAGAGTCAACAATGGAACGCTTGACAGGGGATTTGCAGCATACTATGTAGACCGTAACGACGTCTATGTATTCCAACCATCTAATCATCAAGAGTGGCATACAGCTAACTGGTACGGAAATGCTAATTTCATAGGCTTTGAAGTGTGTCAATCGATGTCCGCTTCTGACAGTGATTTTATAGCGAATGAAGATGCAACGCTATTACTAGCAGGTCAAGTGCTTCAAAGCTATGGATTACCAATTAATGCTGATACTGTTAAATTACACCATGAATTTAGTGCGACTTCATGCCCTCACAGAAGTATGGAATTACACGGGAACGGTGGAGCTTACAACGGTGCAGGAACTGAAGCTTGTAGAGAATATTTCATCAATCGAATTAAGCAACTATTAGATGGTGATGTTACCGAACCTCCAGTGGTTGAGAAAAGCATATTAGATGAAGACGTTGAGCTTGCTAAACGCGATGAACCATATTATGAAGCAACTGTGAGTATAGATTACATTCTTGAAAGTCAACCAACAGAAGATAGCGAGGATAAGGAATTCGTGCCAGCAGGTACAAGAGTACGTGTGTACGAGAAAAAAGGCGGTTGGTCTCGTGTAAATTATAAAGATAGTGATCAATGGATTGAAGATAAATATTTAACAGACGTTGAAGTATTTTAATATAGTTGAATTTTAAATCATTTCATGTTAATATGATAGTACCTTTATATTTTCATAACCTAGAGCCCTTACTTATTAAGTAGGGGCTTTTTATTATGCGCAATTTTTGCGCAAAAAGCATTAAAATACTTGTGAAATTTATTGATTAAATAATCTTATAGAATAAACTTCAATAGCTCATGAATGCTATTAGATTAACATTTAATGGTAGTTAATAGTTTCCTATTGAATTTAAAAATCAAGTATTTTATAATATATCCGATTATCTATTATAATATTGAAAAGCCTGTTAAATAGACTTCTAACAGGCTTATTTTTATTTTTGCGTAAAATCTGCGCAAAGGTTATTCAATTTTGTTCTGAGATCTAATTTCATATTTTCAGTTACGTGAGTGTAAATATCAAGAGTAGTATCAATCTTAGAGTGACCTAATCTTTCTGATATAACCTTAATGGGCACTCCAGCTTCAACCAACAGAGCAACATGAGTATGTCTGAACATGTGTGTAGTTAGTTTTACATTTTTTAAATTATAATTAAGGGTGGGAATAGTTGTATTAAATAAGGTTTTTGATGCGCTCATGTATCGCATTAAAATTTCTAATGTTCTATCGTTGATTTCAATTGTTCGCACACTAGATATAGTTTTAGGAGATGTGAAGATTCCTGAAGTGTGTTTAGTTTTATTTACACTAAGTGTTTTATTTTCTATATCAATATCTTCAGGTGTGATTGCCAATAATTCTCCTACACGTAATCCTGTTAATAATTGAACTGTTACAAAATCCTTAGTGATAGGATGGGTGATTGAGTCTAATACTTCTTGAATTTTATTAGTTTCTATATATTTAATCTTTTGTTTCTCTTTGAACTTATCTTCTTTAGATAAGGTATATTCTAGATTAATATTAAATGTTGGAACATAGTATGATTTAATAAATTTAAAGAAGATGTTAAAGATAGTTTTAATTAATTTAACATGATTAGGAGAATATGTTTCTCTATACTCAATCAGTTTCTTTTCGTACTCCGGTTTTGAGATGTCGCTAATATTGATGTCATCATCTAATAATTTTAAACATCCCTCATAAGAGGTTAATGTATTGATACTAACAGAATTCTTTTTAATTTGGAAAAATTCTTCCTTATAGAAACCTATAGTTTTTAATTCTACTTTATCTTCTAATTTTTCTCTAATTTTCTCTTGTAATTCATCGTATGCTTCTTTTTCTGATGCGCGAGTTTTATTTGGTTTAACAACGGTTATACGTCTGTACTTCCCATCTTTATCTTTATATCCCTCTGTGAACTGCCATTTTCCATTTGGTAATTGTCTTTTTTGCATAACAAATACACATCCTTTCTTGATTTGACTAGATGTGTATGATATACTTATAGTGTAGTTTGTGTGTATATCATACACATTTTACTGAGATATTGCAGTATCTCATTTTCCCCTTACTCTTGCAGGAGTAGGGGTTTTTATTTTGTCTAAACTGGTGGAATTCGACCAGTTTAAAATTATTCTTACCGTGTCGAATTCGATACGTTTTCAGTTTATAAATAACTCTTTGTTTGATATAATTATAATATATGAACCGAGGTGGTATAAATGAAAAATCAATATTTTCGTAAGAAGCCTGTAGTAATTAAAGCTTATCAAACTTCTAAAGAATTAATAATTAAGACTTTAGAAGGGGATATGCTTGCTTCTAAGGGTGATTGGATTGTAACAGGCGTTGATGGTGAACAATATCCAGTTAAACCGGATATATTTAAGAAAACTTATGAACCTGTTAAAAGTTAATAGTTCATAGCTTTTAATATAGATAGTTTAGAAAAATCTAATGCCCATTTTGCCCCTATACCATAAAGGTTTATAGGGGTATTATAATTTTTACTTATTTTTACAGCTATTATCCTTTTTTTTAGTTCTTTGGCTTTTTCGATTTCCCATTTAACCCAGTCAGATTTATCTGTATGTTCGCCGATTAAACACAAGAATACATTTGAATCAGCTATTCTATTAGAAATTATGTATTTTATATAATATGCGTTTTCTGAATTAATAGAAGTTCCAACTGAATTATCATAAAAAGAAATTTCCGGAAAACTTTTATTTTCAGACCATGCTACCAACAAGTTTTTATGTCTTCTACCTTCATCATCATCCCTATAACTTACAAATATCTTATCTCTCATTTTAATTCTCCTTTTTATCATTATTAGTTTGTAGATTAGCCCAGTTTATGTTTTCGTTAGATATAATAGTTTCACATCTTTCTACTAATGTTATATTCGGATATTTTTCATCTCTATAAACTCCACTTTTAAAGAGATACATGAATTTCTCTTGTTTTAAAAGTTCAGATGTTTTTCTATATTCTATCCAATTCTTTTGGTGATTAAATAAACTTATCATACCTTCACAAAATAAGATACCACTTGATAGTATAACCGAAATAAGTTTAAAATTTTCATGTAAAAAACAAGATGTTATAGGTATGAATATACCAAATGTTATCGCTCCTGATTTTAAAATTTTAAACCACATTTGATGATGTGAACTTTTTTGATCATACCATTCTATCTGATTATCCAATCTATCATTTATATATTCTTCTATGTCAAATTCTTTCATATTTAAAACTTCCTTCTTAACTCAACAACTCTTCCAATAATTACTACTGGTTTTGTAACTACTTCTTCGTTTGAAAAGTACATAGGTGAGTATTCTGAATTGTTAGATATTAGCATTATTCCATTATCAAGCTTTTCAAATTTTTTACACGTTGCATCGTCTCCGTTTACTAGAGCAATTACCACATCCCCATTGTTAGCTGTTGATTGTTGCCTCACTATAACTGTATCTCCGTTATTGATATCTGGCTTCATACTATCACCTTTAATTCTAAGTCCAAAGAATTCTCCTTGATTTTCCCATGATTGAGGCACTTCCTCATAGTCTAAAATATCCTCAACAGCAGAGATGGGTATTCCTGCTGCGACTGTTCCTAAGACTGGGATTTTTAGTCCTTGGGGTGATTGAGATTCGTTTTCCATACCTAATAAGTAATCAGGTGTAGTATGTAAAACTGAAGCAAAATCTCCTATCTTATTAAGAGGTAATTCTCTAGTACCATTAAAATATCTTGATATAGCAGATTTAGCTATCCCTACTCGACGAGCTAATTCGCTCATAGACATATTTTGTTCTGCTGTCAATTTTTTAACTAATTCTACTACTTCACTATTAGTGTTCATTAAAATCACCTCCTATTAATAATTATATTATAACATTGTTCCCGTTTGAATACAAGAATTATTTCAAAAAAACATTTTTTATATTTTTTTGTAAAAAGTGTTGACAAAAAAGAACGACAGTGTTATTATAAATTTGTACTCGAAAGAGAACGAATAAAAGAAAGGAGCTATCATGAGATTAGATATTAAAAGATTAAAAGCTGAAAGAGTCGCTAAAGGATTATCTCAAGAGGAAATGGCTACTAAAATGGGGTGGAATTCAAGAACTCCCTATGTCAAAAGAGAATTAGGTATAATTGATATCGGTGTAGATGAATTTTTAAAAATGATTAAAATTCTAGGTTATACTGAAAATAATTTATCTATTTTTTTTACAGAAGACGTTCCCGTAAGAGAACAAAAAAATTCTTTCAAACAAACAAACAAAAAACTCCCTTATTAGAGAGGTGAAAGGAGGAGTGAGGATGGAAATTTATACAGAATTTGTTACAACTGTGCTAAACGGACTTATAACAATAGCTATTGGTATCTTAACAATGATATTATATCATTTTAGGAAAATTAACAAATTAATTAATAACACGTTTACTAAATTAAAAGAAGTGTATAAAAATTAGGAGGAGTGAGAATGAAATTTACAATTAATAACAACAAATTCTATTTAAACGATGTTAAATTGGAAAAGTTAATTAGTTATTCCATTGTTGCTGATATCAATAGAACAAAACTCACTATTGAATTAATCGTAGATGATGTTGAGATAGAAACAAGGAGGAGAGAAGATGGAAAGAGAAGAAATTAATTATGCACTTAAAGTGCTAACTAAGTATCCTGGTGAAACTAAACCAGAACTAGTTGATGATTTAAAGAAAAATATAGCACCCTTAACAAATGAGATAATTTCTATATTTGAAAGAGAAAAACTTACATTTGAAGAATGCTACATTATATTAGATTTTACTTATAGATCGCTTAAATATAAATCTCAAAAAGTTAATCTATAATATTTACTGAAATTATTTCAAAGTTATCTTTTTCAGAAGTTAATAGATAATCAAATACAACATTGCTTTCAATGAATTTAACATCATACATTTCAAATTTATCATTTGAAAAGTTTAAGTTAATATTTGTATCAAGTATTAACTTGAGTAAAGCTGATTTGAAATTTATCTTACTTAATTGAAATAACTCAGCTAAATGTTTAATATGAAAAGGTTTAATATTTTCTGAGATGTAAAAATAATCAATAGGTTCAAAAATAATTTCAGGTCTATTGAAATCGTTGAAGATTTTTTCTACTGAAAATTTAGTAGTATTAAAATTACGTAATGTTGTTCCAGTGATTATTTTATTATTGCATTTGATAATATACTCTAAATTAATATCATTATTTAGTTCGTTAGATAATTTTATAGATATATATTTTAAAAGTAATTCTTTTTGTTGTAATTCAGTATATTTCATTATAATTCACCTCCTTTTGTTAGGAATGTATCTCACAGAAATAAAAAAGTAGAAGGTTTAGATTTCCGGGAAATACTCAAATATATTATAGCATGGAAGTAAAGAAAGGTCAAAGAATTATGAAAGCATTTTACGAAGTTGCTAAACAGCAATTAAAAAATAAAGGAATGACAATTTACAGGTTGTCGAAAGAAACAGGTATTTTTGAACAAACATTATATTCAATGTTTAATGGAAACACAGCTAGTCCTACACTAGATAACGCTGTTAAGATAGCTATGGTATTAGATATTGATTTAAATAAATTAAAAGAAGGTGATTAAAATGATATTCAACACATCAGAACAAGATGAAGCTTACGAAAAGTTTTTAGCTGAACGAAAGTTTTGGGTATACAAAGATGAATTATTTCAAAAAATTAAGATAACCAACTATATGTTGAAAAAAATTGAACCTGAGATTATGAAGCTAGAAAATTCTTATGATTTAATTCGTATTGTGAATGATCGTTTAAGAAAATACCATTACGGAAGAATTGAGATGTTTTTACACTTGTATAATGATTCTCAGAAGAAAGGAGCTTAACAATGGACAATTTAAAACGTAGAAAATTCAACACATACTACTGGACTTGCACAGTTATAGCAAGCTGTATGCTAATTTTAAGTAATATAGATTGGCAAACAATATTATCATTACTGTTAGGTGTAACAATAATACCGTTCGTTACATTAGATGAACGAGGTCAATATGCATTTCCAGACAATGAAGAACTGAAAGGAGAATAAAATGAGAGGATTTGAACTTGTAAAAGGATATGATGGTAAATTACCTGTAATTGCAAATGTTGGTGATGGTGGTGCTGATTTCTACGCTGCTGAAAGAGTAGTCTTGAGACCAGGAACAATTAATAATTTAATTCCTACTGGAGTTAAAGCCTATATGAATGATGGTGAAGTACTTCTGTTATTCGCTAGATCTAGTATGGCTAAGAAATACGGACTTAGAATGAGTAATAGTGTTGCTGTTATTGATAAAGGTTTTTACAACAATAAAAGTAATGAGGGACATATAACTTTTCTATATGATAATATCACCGATAAAGAAGTGATTATTGAAAAGCACACAAGAATAGGTCAAGGAATATTTATGCAGTTTTTACCGATTGACAATATCGAAGTACTGTCACAAGAAAGAACTGGTGGATATGGAAGCAGTGGGAACAAATAATAAAAAAAATAGCCGTTCAGAAAAACGACTATTTACAAAAATATACAACTTAAAAATAACATATTTAGGAGGAAAAAGCAAGTGACATTAGAAAACATTAATAAACCTAATCCAAAGCATTACAAGTTTGAACTTAGAAATGTTCCTGTGATTATAGATGGCAAAGAAATGGTAGTAGATAGTTTGCAACTTGAAACAAGATATATATTAAAAGATTTGCTAAACGATGCTAATTTAACTCGTGAACAAGCATTTTGGTATGGGAATATTGGCAAAAGATATTTTAGACTGTGCAAAAAACACGATGAACCAACAACTGATATTAAGAAAATCATTCAAGAAGCGGTATTCTTACTTAGTTCTATTTTAGGTAAGGAGTATAAAGCTAAATTACTTGATGAACAAGGTAATGATTTATTGAACGAAAAAGAAGAGATAGCAACTATTGGTAAATTACATACCTTATTAAATTCTCAAGAACAACGCTTATTAAACAGGAAAAGAAATATTCAAGCGTTGTATAAAAATGGTATTTGCGACATAAATGGGGCTGTTGATAATTTAACTAGAATTGGTAAAAATCCATTTAAAAATGAAAGGTTTATAGAAATAATAGAAAAACAAGAACTTACTATTGAAGAGAGTAAAGAACTAATCGATATTTTAGGAGATTTAGCTTATGGAGAATAAAGAAATAGTTTTAAATGAATTAAAATATCTTTATGACGAGGGAGGATATATCTTTGATGATATAGCACATTTTTACGATACATTTACATACGAAGATACAGACACAGAAGTAGGTGAAGCTTACGTTAGAATGTCAAAAGATGAAGAATTAGAAGTATTAGAAGAATATATAAGGTATAGAAAAAATGAACGAGCAAATTTATGAGTTCGCAAAGACTATTAAAAATATCAAAGATATTGGTTTTAGTTATAAAGAAGCGAAAGATATATATGAATTTTATACAACGAGATTACAAGATTTATTCTTGTTTGATGAAGTTTTTGAAATAGATAGTAATTACACTACTAACGCTACTGATTGTTACAACAGTTTTGTAAACTTTTGTGTAAATAACAATGTTGATGTACCAACTCAGACAGCGTTTGGTTTGAATATGTGTAAGTTTGCAAGAAGAGTAAGAAGTCGTAACGGTTGTGTATATAACGTAAGAATTAAGGAGAATATAAATGAGTAATAATTTAAAAGTGTTGAAGAAACTTCAACAAGCACGTGTTGAATGGTTAAAAGAGATAAGAGAAAAGAGTGCTAAGAATAGTCACTTTAGAAATACATATTTTGTACTTAAAGACATTCTACCACCTGTTACTAAAATTTTTAATGAGTTAGGTTTATATAGCCACTTTAATCTTCATAAAGATCATGGGGCATTGGTTATCGTAGACCTTGAAAGTGGAGAACGTGAGAAGTACATACTACCTATCCAAAATATAGCTAATAATTTTACTATGCAAAACATAGGGGCGATAAACACATATACTAAGCGTTATTTATATATGAACGCTTTAGAAATAGAAGAAAATGAAGATGTAATCGAGCGAGATAATAACGATGAAACACCTTTAGTACCTAAGGAAGAAAATATAAAACTTTCTAAAGAAGAACTAGTTAAAAATTTATCTGAAGTATTAACTGAAAAAACACTAGGTACATTATTGAAACAAAACAAAAAAGAAAAACTTGAAGATTTCGCTGAGGAAGGATTAGAAAAATTATGGAACAGTTACTTAAAAAATATCAAGAAGTAAAATTAGAACTTAAACTATTAGAATCAGAAATTAAAGAACAATTCTTACTGATGAATACTGAAAAGTATGAAGTAGGAGAGTATAAAGTAGTAAAGAAAAAACCTTATATTAGACAGTCGTTTGACAGTAAGAAATTTAAAGAAGATAATCCACTATTATATTTAGACTACATAAAAGAAACGGAAGTAAAAGAAAGTGTCTCTATTTCAGTATGATGATGTAACACATACTTACTCTTATATGGGACGTGTAGTCCCTTCAGTAACACAATGTATTAAATTAATTTTAGGTGATAAATATGGCGATGTACCGAAAAGCATTTTAAGGAAAGCTGCGGTATATGGTACTAGAGTACATAAAATTTTAGAAGACTTAGAAGATGGTATAGAATATCGTGGACTTAATTTATATGAAAAAAATGCAGTCGAGCAATACAAGAAAATTAAAGATTTTGAAACTATAGAAAAAGAGATTTTTGTAAATTATAAAACTGTGTATTGTGGACGAGTGGACGGTATAGGTAAGAATATCATTTACGATATTAAAACAACAACTAAATTAGATGTTGATTATATCAGTTTGCAATTATCACTATAT